AAAAAAGCTGATCCTGATATTTTATCAGATGTAGCAACTTGGTTAATGCAAACTCCGTCAAAAAAAGACATTAAAAAAAAATAGATAACGACTATGACTATAACACAATAGTCCAATTAGCAGATTATTTAAAAATACCAATTCATCAAGTTCAACAATTTTCAGTAGAAGAATTTATGACTTGGATTGTGTTCTTAGAAGATAAGAACAAAAAAGAACAGCAACAAATTAATATGGCTAAAGCCAAATCTAGGAGATAGATGACTAAAAAAGTTAATATAGATATAGTAGCTAGAGATAAAACTAAGAGAGCAGTTGAATCTTCCAAAAAAGGTTTGGCAGGATTATCTCGTGCCGCAAAAACAGCAGGAGTTGCATTAGCGGCTCTTGCTAGTGCTAAACTTGTTTCAGGTATTATTGGAGTTACTTCTAGATATGAAGATTTACAAGACAGTTTAGTTTCAGTAACAAAATCTGCTAGAGGTGGTGCAGAAGCATTTGCATTTATAAATGATTTTGCTACACGAAGTCAATTTGGTGTAGAAGATTTAGCAAGAAGTTTTATCACATTAAAAGCAAGTGGTATTGAGCCTACTGAAAAATTATTAAGAACTTTTACTGATACTGCGGCTGTTACGACAGATGGTTTAGGTACTTTAGATGCTATGACTAGAGTATTCTCTAGAGGTGTACAAGGTGGATTAGGATTAGAAGAATTAAATCAAATTGCAGATCGTGGTGTACCTGTTTTTAAAATATTAGAAACACAGTTAGGTATCACAAGATTAGAAATTGCTAAATTTGGTCAAACTACTGAGGGTGCTAAAGATATATTAAATGCTTTACAAACAGGCTTTGATGAAGAATTTGGCGGTGCTACTGAAACAAAATTAGACAACTTATCAACTTCTACTTCTAACTTATCTATTGCCCTAGCAAATGCGGCAAATGCTTTCGGTGAAGCAGGATTTAGAGGTGCATTAACCAATGCTTTAACAGCATTAACAGGATTTATACAAACTATAACACCTGCTATTGAATTGTTAGGTGCATTTACAGGTAAGATTATACATTTAACACAATTTGGTTTTGCAAAATTAAATACTGCTATTTCCGCTGTAACACGAACTAGTAGGGCATTTTTTGAATTTATAGGAGTTGTTGATCCTGCATTAGTAGTACTTAACAATACTATGAGTGATGCTCAAAGAATAGCAGGTGGGTTTGCTGAAACACTTAAAGAAGATACTACTCCTGCTTTAACACAATTAGAACAAGATATTTTAGATTTAGAAGAAGCATTACAACCTTTAGGTGATGCCTTTGCTACTGCATTTGCACCATTAGATGAAGCCCTAGCAAAATCAGAAGAAAACAGAAAACAAACATTAGAAAATTCATTTAGGGATTTTAAAAATACTAAATTCAAAGAAATTGACTTTGAAAAGATGACGCAAAAAGAACGAGAGCAAATGACAAAAGCAGGATTTAGAACTGCGTTATCTGAGGGTGCTAAACATAACAAAGCAATGTTTAGATTAAACCAAGCGTTAAATATTGGTGAAGCAATAATGAATACTGCAACAGGTATCACAAGTGCATTAAAACTTGGGCCTGTAGGAATACCATTAGCTATAGCGATAGGTGCTATGGGTGCAGTACAAATTGCGGCAATAGCTTCACAACAACCACCTGCACAGTTTGGTGGATCAAGATTACCTAACAGTCCATTCTTAGTTGGAGAAAAAGGGCCTGAATTATTTACTCCTAACACAGCAGGATCAGTTACACCTAATCATCAACTTGGTGGTGGCGGTGCAACAGTAAACTTTAATATAACCACAGTAGACGCTTCATCATTTGGTGCTTTACTAGATACAAGACGAGGACAGATTGTAAATATGATTAACTCAGCTTTGAATAACAAAGGTCAGGCGGCTCTAGTATGAGTGGTGCATTTCCTACAAGTCCAATATCTAATGGCATTAACATTAAGAGCAATCAAACAACTATTGTATCTACAGCTATTAATGGTCGTAGACAGGCTAGACAATTACAAAACCAAAGATGGTCTATGACTGTATCGTTTCCGCCAATGACTAGAGCAAGTTTTGCACCTATCTTTGCGTTTATTACTGCACAACGAGGGCGTAAAGAATCATTTACATATACGCCACCAATTATAGATGATTCACTAGGCACAGAAACAGGATCAGTATTAGTAAACGGAGTACACGCTGTTGCTGACACGACTATTGCTATGGACGCTTTCGGTGCTGATGGTGCAGGAAGATTTAAAGCAGGAGATTTTATAAAGTTTGCCTCACACGATAAAGTTTATATGGTTATAAGTGATGTAACCTCATCAAGTAATGCGGCAACTGTAACGATAGAGCCACCATTAACAACTGCATTAGCTAACAACGAAGCAGTAACTTATGATAGTGTTCCATTCACAGTAGCATTGAAAAATGATGTACAAGAGTTTACAGTAGGACAAGACGCATTTTACAGATACGAATTAGATTTTATTGAGGTTATATAATGTCAAGAGGTTTACACTCTACTCTAAAAACAGAATTAGCTACTGATCACTTAGATCAGATACATTTAATTCAGTTTACTATTGGTAGTACGATTTATTATAGAACGACAGCTTATTTTGATATTACTTATGATGGTAATACATATACAGCAGGTGCAGACTTATTACAAATTCCCACAATAACTGAATCAAGTACAGTTTCTACAAGCACAGTTAATTTTTCTCTTGAGGGAGCAAGTCAAACCTTTATTAGTTTATTTTTAAACAATGAGCATATTCACCGACCAGTTAAAATTATAAGAGGTTATTTGACTGACGCAGGTGCATTAGTTACTAATCCTTATGTTATATTTTTAGGATATATTTCAGGCTATGGAATTAATGAAACTATGACAACGAGTAGAATTTCAGTAAATGTTGCTAATCATTGGGCTAACTTTGAAATGAAACGAGGCAGAAGAACTAACGACAATTCACAACAACAAATATTTGGTGGTGATAAATTTTTTGAATTTTCAAATGCTATGATGGTAGATATTGAATGGGGTAAAAAATTAGATGAACAGTAAATATAAAGTAATAAAAGCAGAAAAACATCATATTAAATACCTTCAAAGATTTGTTAAAAATATGATTGATGGTGCTGATATAATTTTTCCTCAGATGAATGTAGTTAAAGCAACGCGATATGGCTCTAAAATGATAGAGGACGGAACTGTGTTGTGTTTAGTACACAATCAAGAAATTGTTGGATCAGTTTGTGGTGCAATAGTTGGTTGGTGGTTTGCTGATACAAAAGTTTTAACTGAACAAGGTTTTTGGATTGATAAAGAACATAGAAACTTAGAAACTGCAAGTATGCTTTTAAAAGCATTTAAAGCATTAGCAGATCAAAATAATATGCCTTGTTTATTAAATACATTAGATGGGAAAGAAATTCCTGTTAGAGATAAATTATTTGCTGAACACGATTTTAGGCGTGTCGGTTTTAAATATGGGTATGGTTTGTAATGTGCGATAATCCTATTGATGACATAAAAGATATTATTGATGATGGCTTAGACGCTATAAATGATATTATAGACGAGACTATTGATTTTCTATTTGGTTGGTTAATCCCTGATATACCTGATATGCCTGACTTCGAGGCTATGCTGAATGGTGATGGTATAATGGTCAATAAAAGATCATCTGCTGATTCTTTGCCTGTTATTTATGGTACTCGTAGAGTTGGTGGTAATATTGTATGGTTAGCAGTATCACCTGATAATCAATTCTTATATATGGTTATTGCTTTATGTGAGGGACAAGTTGCTAGATTTACTGAGTTATATATCGATGATGTTTTATACGCTACTTACACAGGCTCAGATTCAACTTATGGCACAGCACAAACTATTTCTAGCTTGGCTAGTGCAAGTACATCTGTTCCAACTAATACATCAGGTTTAACTATTGAAACTGACCACCCAGTTTATCAAGGAATAGAAACTGTTGAAGATGTAGATACTACACACTATTTAACTAACTTTGCTTTTTTTAATGGTACAGATGATGGATTAAATGCAAGTGGATTAACAGGTTTAAGTGAAGTA